ATAAAAAACAGGCGCTGTGTTATGGTACCGACAACCACACACCGCCCTACATCAGAGGCTAACCTAGGGAAACCTCAGGCGGGTCCTGAGAACAGACTGCGTCAAAAGAAAAAATAATTGGCCAATAATATAAAATGATTAAAACAAAATAAATCAAAATGTTGGTGGAAACAATTCAAAAAAATAAAATGCATACTATGGATTATGATTTATGAAATGATGCAACTGGACTGACGAGTGATGCCCAATTGCCGAAGGGGTGCCTTTAATGGTTGGCAACCTATACCACGCATATCTGGACGACTGATTTTCACAATTCAACACTATTTATTCAACCACCGACTGTAAATAGCGCCAGACGCGACCCACAAAAATGCGGGAATTACCACTCCGAGCCAACAACTAAGTTATTGCCAAGGTTAGTTATGACAATTTCACATGTCGCTGAACCTGGTAAACTTAATGAAGCAATAGGAATGGTAATTGTTGGGACGATTGACGAACACAAAACTGTCAATGAGTATGTCGCATACGTCACACCAGCAAGTGACCCTTGAGGGCTAGTCGCAACCGAAGCGGTATTGCCAACCAGCAAGTTCTGAAAAGAACAGCCAGTAAGAGTAGGCGTAGTTGGGAAGATAACTGTGGTTGCGGTACCGACCCACTGGATAGTAATCAACAGTGAATCACCGACGCTAACACTGGTTGGACTCAATGTGTTAAAGGTTGCAGACGTTGAACTCAACGACCCGCTTGACCTAATGAACGTGCTCGTTGTGCCTAAAGGATTGACGTTACTAACGCCACTCCGATAGATATGACAAGAGCCAATATCGTCCATATTCAAGTACGGTCGGTCGAGTTCCACATCATAAGCAACCCACAACTCACCCAACACTGTGTTAACTGGTACACCTGCACCGGGAGCAACTGCAAACTGAAACAAACCCAAATCGGTGGTCGTCAATGGTAAAGTTGACGTTCCGCTACGGATATAGTAACAATTTTGTGCATTCGCCCCCGTTGCACACTCGACGCCATACATCAAATTCTTATCCAACCGTGTGGAAACAGCCATAGAAGAATTTTCCATAGCGAACTTCGATGTGAATGCCGGAGATGAGGAATTGTATTCCATAGCGGCTATAGCT